ATTATGTTAATTGTATTGCGTGTTGTCATATGATGTTGAAACTTTATATGATTTTATAATTATATCAGACTTTCTTCTTAGTATATTCTATAGTTTTATTTTTATTTTTATACAAAATGAATATAAAATTATATACAATTATATTATTATCATGTACTGCCTCGTAAAATACATTAATTATCGAAAGGAACAAAATATTGAATTTCTGGGTTATTCGGAAAATTTAGATAGAGCCCATGCTCATCTATTAAAAATTATGGATGAATATAAAACAAAACTCGGATACGACAAAATTGTAGATTGTGATGAATATGATGATTTTGACAGATATATCCACATATCAGACACACAAAAAGGCAAAAAAATAAAAGAATATATATGTGTTTCAATTGAAAAACTACCAGATGAAGCAATCCAAGGATATATAAATAATGCGAGTACAGGTGAAACTATTAAGGAATTTATTGACGAACTTTCTGGCGACTATTTACACCCGCAATACAAATCGATAGCACATGAATTTGTTCATCAACAATCAGTAGAAACAATTCGGAGAATTGTAGAATCTGCGGCATTCGAAACAAATTGTAGGTGTGATTTTGGACCTAGAATATACAATATATCTAGAGATATTTTTGGAATTGTTCATTTATCTAGTATTATTGAATAAAATAATTATTCATTTTATCGAAATCATCGCTGATTCCATGGAATCCAATTGGTTTGAAGTTTTGTATAATTACAGGATTGATTATTTTGTGAATGCTCTTGTTAGACATAGTGAAAATGTGTAATACAAATAAATTCTTTTTTTTCTCTAAAACCAATACAACATCATTTTCAAATCTATATTCCAATTGATTTTCCGTTTCTATCAGTTTTATTAATTTATAGTTTTTAGAATCAAAACGAATCACTTGTTCACCATTATGTAATCCGATATAGATACCATGTTCTGTAACTAATATTCTCTCCTGAACTAAATTCATATCACAATCGACCGCATAGTTTTTGATTTTAACAATCGACAATGGCACAAAAATCGACACAAGAAAAAATGCCCATTTATTATCAAAAATCATCTTTTCTTATATATAAAAATCATATTTTATATATACAAAATACTACAACACCGCATATTTATTATTCGGTAATAAGTCGAGGAACACAATTAATTGTTTGTAATTCTTGTGAAAGCAATTTGAACGCATATGGCATCTCTACATAAGCGAAATCGCTCAAATTACCACAAGTTGCACATTTATGGATAGTAAAATCATATTTATCACTATTGAATTCACCGCGCTCATTATCATTATATTGCGCAATCATACCACATTTTTTACACACATGAACACTATACTTATCCGACACATCATATAATCGTTCACGACAGAATCGACTCGCACCATGAGCAATCATTACATCTCTTTCCATTTCTCCAATACGGAAACCGCCATCTCTACTGCGGCCTTCTGCTGGTTGTCGAGTCAGATTCACCATTGGACCAATAGAACGACTATGCTGTTTGTCCGCCACCATGTGTTTCAAACGTTGATAAAAGCATGGACCAATAAATATGTTCGTATCCATTTGTTCACCGGTTAAACCATTATACATAACTTCGTTTCCATAACTTTCGAATCCTTGTTTCTGTAATTCTTTCGCAATAAAATTCACATCTAATTCGCCGAAACTGGTTCCATCACCAAATAATCCAAGATAAACCAACACTTTTCCTAACAATGTTTCTTTTAATTGTCCAATAGTCATACGAGAAGGAATCGCATGAGGATTGATAATAATATCTGGACGAAGTCCATCTTTCGTATAAGGCATATCACATTCAGGAATAATATTTCCAACAGTACCTTTCTGACCATGACGCGACGAGTTTCCAGTCCAAGAACAAGTACCATTTCGTCTAACTAAAAACACTTCTGAAGGAACACGAATGCAGTATACTTTACCCTCATAATTTTTCACATTATTGATATCTGAAAACGACATCGCAGACAACACAGTTTTCTTTTCATTTTCAATATAACAATATACAGGATACACATTGTCTGTATTCTTAATACGGTTTTGAATATTTCGAATCGTATCGAATGACCATTCACCCGCAGTTCTTGCGGGCAAACGATGCTCGCCTGTGATTAATTGATTATATCCATTTCCAACAATTTCATACATTTCACCAGTATGGTCAAATTCCATAACCTCAATTGGATTTACATATTCCAAACAACTTGTTTCACGGTTCAGTTGAGCAACTAAATCAGTTGTCTTTACATCCGCAATAGATACCCATCCGCGATTTAATGTTAATACGTCATGGTCAGATGTCATACAAAATTTATCTCCATAATTTGGTTTGCGCAATGTTCTCAATCTAGTTTTTGAGATATAATAGCCATCACCATTGCGTCCAAAATAATTCTTATCAATATAAGTTTCTTCATTGGTTCTATATGTTTTGCTTTGGTCTTCGTATTTAATCACTTTTGTCGGGTCATTTCGATTTTCCTTAATATACACATATTTCGAAATAATAATATCACGATTCTCCACCAATTCATTTTCATTCATAAACCCTTGACTATTGATTTTATCATAATTTCCATATTTCATTCCTTTTGTTACTGCCGGATTTGGTTTCGCACGGAAAATATGACGAGCAATATTTTTGTCCTCATCTTTCTCTGTGTGATAAATTGTAGTTAAGAATAATCCACGATCAATCGAACCTTTATTCACTAATACACTATCCTCTTGATTATATCCAGTATGTGACATAATCGCCACATGAATCTGCTGTCCAGATGGAATTTTGATTAACTCCAACCAATTCATTAATCGCGTATCCACCAATGGTCTCGACGGATATGACAATACATATGCGGTTTTATCAAAACGCTTATCGAAATTCGTAGCATACATACCCATTGCTTGTTTTCCTTGAGCCGATTGATAAGTATTTCTAGGGGCTTGATTATGTTCCGGGAAAGGAATACAAGAGGCTAATACACCCAATATAGTACTTGGATGAATCTCACAGTGAGTATAAGATACACTGTTGAAATCGTGAGTGTACTTCTTTTTCGCACGGAGAGCAATCATTGCGAAATTTTGTTCATCCGCATCAATATATTCAATAACTGCTTCTGGCAATCGATAATTCACCATCAAATCATTCCATCCATATTCACGTGATTCTAATTTGTCAATTACTTCTTTTGTAATAATTGTCGAACCATTCTTCACACGCAATAATGGACGTGTCAAACGACCTCCATCATTACATACACGAATCTCCATTTTTTTATAATCAAATACAACCGAGGTATATACATTAATAATCCCACTCAGTTTTTTATTTTTCAAATCCGCATATAATTCGAGAGGTGAATCGCTGACTCCAACCCAACAACCATTGATAAATACTTTCACACAATTATTCGCAGATAGTGGTGCAATATCATCCAAATTACGAATCATTGGTCGAATCATCGCATAAAGTGACATACTATTCACAGGTGTAGTCAAATGTGTCAAATAACTGATGTTTTTCACGACACCAATCGATTGTCCTTCTGGTGTTTCGGCCGGACAAAGAAACCCCCATGATGTATTGTGAAGTTTACGCGGAGCAACTAATTCACCACTCTTATCTACTGGTGTATTAATACGACGCATATGACTTAATGTCGCCGCAGTTGTTAGACGATTCACAACTTGCGCAACACCGACTTTGGTACTATTTGTCTGTTTAATTGAGAAATCACCTGTGGACAGAGCACGATTAATACCACCTTCAATGGTCGTTGAACGCACCAATTTACAAATATTTGATTTATTAATAATACTATCATAATCTTCTTTAGAACGCCAAGAACCAATATTTACTTCTTTTAATATCTGTTTATGCATTTCTTTCACCATTTTATTGAAATAGTTTCGGAATAAATTGTTTAATAAACCACCAGTTGTATCTATACGCTTGTTCACATAAGAATCACGGTCATCTTGCGGTGTCCATCCAAGACTCGTTTGTATCAAACGATTCACCATGTATCCAAGAAAGTACATTTTTTCTTTCACAGAATGACAATGAGGTAAGAAATCATTGGATAAGACTTCCATAGTGAATTCGCGTTTTTTAACAGCACCGGTTTCTTTATCCATATTGATTGGAGTATACGCAACCGATGACATTAAATGACGCAACGCATCTTCTTGTGTCATATATTTGTTTGCGTCCACAATAGACGCTCGCAACGCATCTACGATTTCTAATTGTTTCTCATCCATCATATCCAACACTATATATTCACATATTTCCTTGTCACTTGATAGCCCGAGAGCACGAAACACTACGAATAATTCAATGGGTTGTTTGATACGAGGAATATTTACGTAAATAGGAAATCCAAATCCATTGTTTTTATTGGAAATCATCACATCAGTTTGTTTCGGAGAGATACATTTATGATCAGGTACCGATTTTATTTCCGCATACCAACTCCATTTGGTTGTGTTTTTACCATCGAAACAATACACAATGTTTTGGGCGGAACGTTCTTGTTGTAATATTGTTTTTTCACTTCCTTTAATAATGAAATATCCACCATGGTCATAAGGACATTCACCCATGATTTCGGGTTCAATATGGGCATGTTGCGTCAGGACACAAATCGATGATTTCAACATAATTGGCATCTTTCCAATGTTCACTTTCGGAAACACACGTTGAATGGTTCGAGGTTCATCCATATTTTCAGTATCTCTTATAATGTATTTCACATGAATATCAACAGTCATTGTAGAGGCATATGTGAAATTACGAATTTTGGCTTCCATTGGCAACATTAATTTGGTAGCACCATTGTTTTCATAAATTTGTGGAGGATAAATCTTAAGATTTTCGAAAGTAAGTTCGATTTCAAGCAAATACTGATTTTTATCAGCCACATAATCATTTTCGGATTTTATATTCACCGGATTAAACATGCGAATTGTTTCCGGGAGTTGAATTCCGATAAAATGATTATAGGATTCGATTTGATGACGGACTAAACGTGAAGAATATTGACCGGCGAAATAAGATTCAATGATTTTGAAAGGTTCTTCCAAATAATCACCCAAATGTTCCAATGGACCTTTATCATAATCCGATAATGACCAATCTGGAATATCAGATGACGAATCTTTCGACTTTTTTTCTTTGGTCGACAAGTCTTTCGACTTTTTTTCTTCAGCAATGATTTCTTCAATACATGTCGTTTCCTTATTTTTCGCGAGTTTTTGGTCAGATACAGCATTCATCGTTGATTTATCCACAGTTTCTTCAATCATTTTTATTGTTGTTATCACATCGACATTTTTAACAACCAACTTACGTTTGGGCACAATGCGAGCAGTTGACATTTTTTCAGACGTTAATTGTTCGAACAAATTCGAGTTAGATACCAACATGGACATTAGTATTTGTTACGAATCAATTTTTTAAATTGGTTCCTAATAAAAATATCTATACTATTTATTATAGAGATTTCAAACAAAAAACTAAACGCGCAAAAATCGACGACATTAAATATCATCAAAATCGAATTCTTGATTATAATCATTATTATTGACATTATCAGCGTCATTTACCCCATCGACTGCCAATATTTCTTGAGTATTGCCAGGATTTTGTCCAAATTCGGAAAATTCGAAATTGTCGGTTGGTTCAGTTGATTGTGTCCCAGAACCATGAGCACCAATTTTGAGAGATTCTGTAATTAATAATTGCACATTTATATTCGGATTTTCTTTTAATTGTTCAATATCTTCGGATTCATAAACATATTCTAAATCACAATTCTTCACTTCTTTTTCCCATTTTCGTACACCCACTAATGTCCATGTTCCAGGACTAATCATATTTTGTTTTTTATTACGACCTCGAAATTTTCCTCGAATATGGCACATCAATGTTTTCCCTGAACATGTTAATGCTTGACACATTCCATTTCCAAACATTTTTGTAATAATCGCATATTCTTCTTCTTCACATACAGACAAACGTACTGGACCACGATTCTGACTCGCATTTGATTGAAACTTACGCGCCTGTTTTTTAGCATTTCCACCACCATTTGTGTTTTTTACCATTTTTATAATTCCATATATTTTATTTTAGGGAGACTCTTTATATTCTTTGCGTTTATTGTTTACACTGTAGAAAACATCGAAAATCGCGAAAAACAATGCGCAAAAATACGTATAAAAATAATATGAGAATTATACAATTGAATGTCAAATAAACCCCCTAATTATTATGATGTTTTAGGTGTTGCTAGGGACGCCTCTCCCGATGAAATCAAAAAAGCATATCGTATTGCTTCTCTTCGTTATCATCCCGACAAAAATCCATCCGAAGAAGCCAAACAACGTTTTCCTGAAATATCAAACGCATACGAAACATTAAGTGACCCACAAAAACGTCAAATGTATGATATGGAACTTGATGGGAGCGGATTCCCTGGTTTCCCTTTTGGTCCTGGTTTCCCTTTTGGTCCTGGTAATGTAAATGTCCATTTTGCTACCGGTGGCATGCCAGGAGAAATCGATATTATGGAAATGCTTTTTGGAAGACAAGGCGGAGGAATGCAATTTCATAATATGATGCGACCTCCACTTATTATTAAAAATATTGAAATCAGCATGAAAGATGCATATCATGGAGTATCCATTCCTATTGAAATCGAGAGATGGGTTCAAGAAGGTTCTCTCAAGATTCATGAAAAAGAAACGGTTTATGTTACATTTCCTCCAGGCATAGATACAAATGAAATGCTTATTTTACAAGGAAAAGGTAATCGTATTAATGACCAGAATTGTGGAGATGTAAAATTAATTGTTCAACTCAAAGAACATCCTGAATTTAAGAGAGATGGATTGAATCTTATTTATTCCAAAACTATCTCTCTGAAAGAAGCATTATGTGGATTTACTCTCGATTTTGAACATTTAAATGGAAAACGTATTCATATGAGTAATTCAAGCAATGTTGTTTTTCCAGGTCTTAAAAAAATTGTTCAAGGCATGGGATTCCAACGAGATGGTCATGCTGGAACCATGATTATTGAATTTTCTGTACAATTTCCACTACAAATCAGCGCGGAACAACGAGAATTATTTGCCAAAGCATTTGATTGGACACCACCTCAAATAAATAATACAGAACCTGATGAAAATGGCATTCCACTATCTACATAATTCAAATAATACATCGCACTTTGTTTTTCCGCCATTACTTTATTTTCACTTTTCATACAATTCCATAAATATTGATTATGGCCTAGATTATTCATAATCAACACATTATAATCCAGATTCTTTTTTTTCAATAAGTTCAATGAGAGCAGAAATCCTCCATAAAACATACCACTTGTACTTGTATTCTCTTGACTACCTAGATTCGTATAACTTGTTTTTAATGTATAAGTTTTTCCACGTCCAGCCTCTCCCGAATTCTCATTTTCTCTTTCCAATTCAATTGTTTCAAACAATGTATATGCGTCTTCAAATATATAAAGCGCCAATATTTGGTCTCCTGGATGACTTGTGAGAGCATATACATGGGTTTGATGCGCATCAATACGCGTTTTTAATGCACTTAGATTTGTATAAATAATGTGAGAGAAAATACCAGTTCTATTCATCTCTCCAAGTAAATCATAAAATGATTGTAGAATATGAATATTTGCTCGAGAGATTTCTTTATGTTGAATGGTTGCTGGATATTTTGGAACCTGTATTTTCGGTAAAATCAAAAACAAAGAAATCGTAAATTCGCAAATTGGAATTATACCAGAGATAGATCCATCATACGATATATAAATTCCAATCGCACTTGTCTTATTATTCTGATACATTTGAGAGACAGATACCAAATAATGATTCGTTGCTGTCGTATATTCAGAGAGATATTTATATTTGGCATCATAATCCGGATTCATTTTTTCGGTTATCGTATGTTTTACACATTGATATTCATTCAGATAGGCTATTTTTTCACTATCCGTTGGATGAAAAATATGATATGGAATATTTACAACAGTCGAGAGAAGTTTATGAGTTATTGGATGATAAAAATAAGTAATATAAGGAGAGATAAAATGACCCGTCAATTGAGAACTCAAATTCGATGATTGGATTGTAAATAGAATTTTCTCTGATGAAATATAAGAATCTTGTAAAAGTCGACAAACATCGGTAATTAATTCCGGAGAGGCATCATAGGATTGTATTGTTTTCATTGTTGGCATATAATACTTATTTTTTTGTGGGAGATGTTGAATCTTATAATTTGTAGGTTTTAAACGTAAATAGGCTCTCCTTAAATAATTATAAGAATGATAAACTGGCATACAACTCCAAAATGGATAATATAATTTAATTAATACAAATTGAGAGAATAAAACAAATAATACAAACAGAAAAACATATTGAAGAATTAAAAACATTTGGTTGTATGAGAGATATTTTGAATCTATTAGGAACGCGTTATAATTTAAAGAACGCATATAAAGAAAAATATGAATAATTCAATAATTGGATAAAAATGTCGGCTAAACAATGTATATTAATTATTGAAAAAAATGGTGATATTAAAAAAACAATGGTAAAAGAAATCAAACGTGATGAATTATATAAAAAATGTGGATTGAAAACCAATGATGGTTTCGAATCGCTTCATACATGGTCTATCGATATTGAAGATGGTGAATATAAAATCGAAATCTATGGTAAAAAAACAGGACGTGCTGGAAATGAAAACAAATTTGAATTGCCACCACCCGTAGATTCTCTTCTATTATATGGAAGTATGGCAGTCTTAGTATCCAAAGACAACGAATTTGTTGAGATTGAAGAACAAGATTTTCAAGATATTATTGAAACATTAATGGGAGGTTTTGAAGATATCGGTGACGAAGATACAATGTCTGAAACCAGTGATATCAATGACGATGACTTAGACAATACAAAATATACTAAAAATGGTTATGTCAAAGACGGGTTTGTTGTTAACAGTGATGACGATGATGAAGATGACGATGAAGATGATGAAGAACTTGAGTCTGAAGATGAAGAAGATGAAATTGTTAATAAAAAACATAAAAAACATGTCGCAAAAAAGAAACATGAAGACGAAACGAAACCGGCTAAAAAAAGAACTCGACAAATCACCGCAATTAAAAATTATTTGGAACATCTAAAAATGTCTTTTCCTCAAATGACTTCTGAAGACGAATTGAAAGAGGAATCTTATATTTAGATTTATGATTTATTATGACTATATAAAAATGAAGTATTAATCATTTTTATAACAAAGATATACGTAATATGCCTCCCAAGAAAATCACCGCTGCAAAACCAACAATTTATGCTGAATATTTACAATTAACAACTCAGTATGAATCTATTTATGGCGCTAAAACCGTTCTTCTCATGATGGTCGGTTCTTTTTACGAAGTCTATGGTTTAAAAACTCAAAATGGAAATATCATTGGGAGTTGTATTTCCGAATTCTGTGCTCTTTGTAATTTATCATGCGCCGAAAAACAAGCAACCCATGATGATTGTCAAGTTTTAATGGCCGGTTTTCGCGATTATATGCTCGAAAAATATTTGACAATTCTATCCTCGGCCGGTTATACATCTGTAATTTATAATCAAATCGACGACGGAACCGGTAAATTCAAACGTGAACTCGCTGAAATCGTATCCGCCGGTACTTATATTCCTATTGAAACCCCAACACAATCGAAACTAAGCAATTATATCATGTGTATTTGTTCTCTCCCTGTTCCAGTTTCAAGACGCAGTCTATATGAAAAAATGATTGTAGGTGTTTCTTTTTTAAACATATATACTGGAAAATCTCATATGTTTGAATTCACTATCAATGGGAACAAATATAATTCAACCTCTTTCGATGAATTAGAAAAAAACATGTCGATTTATAATCCATGCGAAATATTATTTGTACATGAAATTGGTGACACAGTTGTTGCTCAATCTTATTTCGAAAAACTAAAACAGTTTACAGGGATTCAAGAAGGACGACAACAAATTCATATTTTCGATAATAAAAATGAAATGGTATTGAATTGTGGCAAACAAGTATATATTGAACAAATCATCGGACAATTTTTCGGTGAAGATGCTTATAATACTTGTGAAGAATTTCAAACAATGCCCGTATCCACTCAATCTTATTGTTTCCTATTGAATTTTGTACAAAATCATAACCCTAATCTAACCCGAAAAGTTGCATTGCCGGTTTTTTCTAATGAAGGCATTCATATGCGATTGGCAAATCATACTCTAAAACAATTGAATATTTTAGATAGCGATGATTCTGATTCCGCCGGCAATTTATCATCTGTAAGCCGGTTTTTGAATCAATGTATCACTACCATGGGACGACGTGAATTATATAATATTATCACACATCCTGTATATGATGTCGATTGGCTGAATACAGAATATGCGAAAACCGAATATGGACTGAATCATTATCATTATGTCGAATTATTTCGTTCACGATTGAAAGATGTCTATGATGTCGAGAAAATTGCCAGACAAATTATGATTGAAAAAATACAACCGATTTCTGTATATCGTCTATGGAGTTCATTTGATATATTCGGACAATTATTACAATGCATTTATGAAGAACAACAACCATTTTCAGAATTATTCGGCATCCATTATGGGGCCGTCGATAGAGCCTGTCAACGAATATTGGACTCTTTTCAAACACATTTCATCCAAGAAAACGAGATATCAAATACATACACATCCAATAAAATAATGAATCCAAATGCGTTTCCAGTATTGAGAGATTTATTGGATGAATTGCGAATTGTAGAAAATGAATTTGACGCCATTGTTTCTTTTTTGAATATGTTAATGCGTTTTGCGAATCAAGATAGCAATGTAGATGATTATGTCAAAATTAATCGAACTGAAAAATCAGGAGTGAATCTTGAAATCACTAAATCAAGAGGACGAATATTAAAACAAACAATTGATACTGCTGTTTATTTTGGGTTTCCTGCGTTTCAAGGAATACTCAAAAAAGAATCCGCAGCATCAAATCGCATTGTTATTTACAAAGGGACTCGTATTGAGTTTACCGATTTTAAATTAGTGAGCGGGAGCAGTAATATCGATGATATTGAATTTTATCAATTGACAAACCTCTGTAAAAAAATGTTGAATATATCTAAACAAATTCAAACCGTATCCGATGAATTGTTTTATGGATATGTCGCGAAAGAATTGAAAACCAATATGTATGATGATTTATGCTTATTATCCGAAACTATCAAACAATTTGATATTTTTCAATGTAGAGCCTATTTGGCAAATCAATATGGATACTGTAAACCTCTCATTTTGGCGACCGATGATATCAACCGTTCATCCGTAGAAGCAAAACAATTGCGACATTGTCTCATTGAACATATCAATCAAAAAGAAATCTATATTCCGAATGATATTGTTTTTAATGATAGTCAAGGTATTTTATTATATGGAACGAATGCTGTTGGGAAAACAAGTTTGATTCGTGCTCTAGGAATCGCAATTATTATGGCACAAAGTGGGTTTTATGTGCCTTGTACTCAATTTCATTATCGACCTTATCGCTCTATTTTTTCAAGAATTCTTGGAAATGATAATCTGTTTAAATCACTATCTACATTTGCTGTAGAGATGAGTGAATTACGTGTGATTTTGAATAGTGCCGACCAATATAGCATGGTATTAGGCGATGAATTATGTTCTGGAACAGAAACTTCAAGTGCTCTCAGTATTTTTGTCGCCGGTATTGAATCTTTATTAAGAAATAACAAATCGAATTTTATTTTTGCCACTCATTTTCATGAAATTGTGAAATATGAAGAAATACAACAAATGATACAAGAAAATATATTATTCTTAAAACATATGTCTGTTTTTTATGATCGTCAATTGGATTGTCTTGTATATGACCGATTATTAAAAGATGGCGCCGGTGATAATATGTATGGTTTAGAAGTATGTAAATCATTATATATGCCGGATGATTTTATGAATAAAGCATTTTCTATTCGAGAGAAATATTTTCAAGAAGAATATTCAAATGTGAATACATTGTTATTGAAATCCTCTGGATATAATTCGGCCAAATTAAAAGGAAGAATGTGCGAAAAATGTGGAAATTCTATAAGTACCGAAATCCATCATTTAATGATGCAAAAAGATTCCGATTCTATCTCTGGACGTTTCTCAACAACTAGTGGAAGAGAACATATTCATAAAAATCATCCTGCGAATTTAATGGCACTTTGTGAAAAATGTCATTTGTCAATCCATCATGTAGACACAGTAGTTTCTTCATTATCCGAAGATGATACCCATATGAATACATCTCCTCCTCAAAAAATAGTGAAAAAACTGAAAAAAACAAAAACAACCAAAGGATATATTTATAAAGAATAAAAACCAATAAAAATAATATAACAATTTATATTATTTTTCTGATAAAGTAAGTCATATATTATTGGTTAAATCCATTTATATTTTCAACAAACCAATATTTTAGTTTTCCTGCAAGTGCTCTACGACTCATGTCATCTGCCATTAACTTAAAACTACGATGACGGTCTTCAAAATGATGTATAAACAACCGACAAGCATTAATAAATGATATGCTGGATGATTCATAAACAGATAATTGTTCTCTTGGATATTGCTGATAACCTTTACGTCCATTTACAACATTATGAAAATTATAGAAAAATTCAACCAATTCTGCCTTCGTTTGTATTTGAGAAAAACGATTTGTCATTAAATATTCACTCGCATGTTTTGAACATATTGGACATGGTAATACTCCACAAATGCCCGAAAGAATTTCCAATATTACAGTTCGATTCTGTCTGAAAAAATCGTCTTTGATTTTCGCCGAAAATATATGGAAAAAATGCCACGTTGGTTTTCCCCATCGCATTTTGATAGAATCTGATTTAGAAGAAGCAGGTACTTCAGTGGTATTCGTAATTTGTTTTAATGCTTGTCTCGAAGAACGATTATTATATAATGGAATCGGTGCAAGAGGTTTTTGATTTCCTAATTGAAATTGTATTGCCGATTTGGGTACATTGCCGGTTTCTTGATTCATATAAGGTGTTGTTTTCCTATGATTAAAACTAAATAACATATATTATTTAATTTTATTTTTTTATAGGCAATTGGCCTTCATTGTTATATTCATCTATAACAATACACTTATTTCTAAATGGCAAATATTCAACATTTAGGATTTATTACCTATAAAATCATGCCCTTTATTATCATTGCTTATCTAGTTATTTCATCTCTTCTATCTGGAACTACTAAAGGTTTTCATTTACTCGCCGGCATTATGATTACAAATGTTATTGTTATTATGGTGAGTCGAATCCCTCAAATTCAAAAATATATGTTTCAAGGAACTGATGAAACAAAATATTTACAAAACATGCAAAACTGCAATTTAATTACCATGGATATGGGAACACCCTTATCTTATCTCCCTTTATCATCTAGCATTATTTCATTCATTTTTGCGTATTTTATGCATATTATTCGAACAGCAAAAGAGGGAGGCAAAAATATTTCACGCAGTGTCGCAGGAAAAAATATTGGACTCATTCTTATGCTTTTGATATTGTTCTTATACGATATTTATTATCATTTGACAACTTGTAATACAGTTGGAATGTCTGTTTTTATTCCTGTACTTATTGGCATTTTTATGGGCATTATTTGGGCAGCATCCACCGATAACGCAAATCGCATGGGTGTCGCTGGAATGGCTCAATCTGAAAAATGTTCGACAACCGACAGTGGCACTTATAAATGTAACATTAGTGATGGAACTGATACTATCGCTTTTTAAGATTTCACCACGAAGTCGGTGGAATCGAGTTTGCAAAGTACTCAATTGTATAAAACCTGGATATCTAGAATTTGTATAATATAACGATTATTATGCAAATTGTTTACTGCTATTTGCGCCGATGAGTATATACACGTTTTGACTTTTGACGTTTCAATGTTTTTCCAGCAGTTTGTATGCGTTTTCCAGTAAGTTTATAAATAAACATTTGTTTGGCTTCCTCTGTATATCTATTTGAAAAATGAATATTTGGCATATATTTATCTAATCTACATCCTTTAAACGCATTGTTTACCATTATTTGTGTTACATAATGAATTAATATAGTTATCTTTGTTAAATCTAATGATTCACAATTTAAAAAAATGAACGGCATATACATTCGTTTGTTTATAACGATTTTAAATTCTTGGTTAAATGTTTTACAATTTGAAAACATTGCATCCATATTTGTAACATTCTCGATACTAAATTTTATAGGTTGATTAAAATCAGTACAATAAGAAAACATTGACCCCATGTCTTTTACGTTGTCAGTATTAAATTCAAGAATCTGATTAAATTTTATACAGCCTTCAAACATTCTCGACATATCAGTTACTTTCGATGTGTTAAAATTGACAGGTTGATTAAAATTAATACATTCTACAAACATTGACCCCATGTTCATTACATTGTCTGTATTAAATTCAAGAAGTTGATTAAAATTTTTACAATCTTCAAACATTCTAAACATACTAGTTACCTTCTGCGTGTCAAAATTTAAAGGTTGATTAAATTGACTACATCCATAAAACATACTTTCCATATTAGTCACATTTGATGTATTAAAATTTAAAGGTTGATTAAATTGACTACATCCATAAAACATACTTTCCATATTAGTCACATTTGATGTATTAAAATTTAAAGGTTGATTAAATTGACTACATCCATAAAACATCTTTGACATATCAGTAACATTCATTGTATTCCATTTTTCAATATTGTATTTTTCATCAACCGTGAATCCTTTAAATAACTCATTCATTAATCTTACTCTCGATGTATTCATTTCTTTTAGAAAGATTCTATTTCTTATTATATATCTCAAAATGCGATTGTTGATAAATGGAATATGAAATAGAGTATCATGAATCAAATTCGTCGATGACGTATATTTAATATCAGCATGAGATTCATTATTGGTAATTAATAAATTTAAAAAGTTATTTCTAGCATTTAATGTTGTATTTCCAGTGATCTCGATTCTAAGACCAATGTCTTTTGGAGAATTATGAAAAATAGTATATTTGTCTTTTGATGTTTTGTCAGAAATACTAGTAATAACTAAGTTTTCCACATCATTTACTATCTTTCCAGTAAATATGTAGATTAAGTATGTAATCATTTCGAGAGGTTCTAGTTCATATTTTTTTTCTTTACCTTCTCGGTCGGGAACATACTTCAATCCATCAACATCATTCATTTTGCTCATAAAACTAGAAAATGCACCAATTTCATGGGCATTCATATTTTCAAAACTTTTATATTTTGTGTTTGATAATATGGTCGTTATGTATGGTAATGTATTTTCAGGCAAATATTCAGGATGGAATTTCAGGTCAGACCCCATAGCAATGAATTTAATAATTTCAAAAAGTGACCTACCCGCACATTCTGAATATTTAATATCATTGTAAGTTACACTATACTTGGTTCGTTTTGGATAATTATGTAATGAAATGATTGATTTACTGTCAACATCATGTCTCTCTATATTATTTAAAAGAGTGTCGATGAATAATTTAATCGATATTGGATATAATGGATATAACGTCTCTCTACCAACACGACCATTCATCTCTAGATAAGAATTGTTTAATCGATGTTTTATGTAATATAAAATAAAGAATGATGACAAATCTATACCAATTTCATCTTGAATTCTACTGGATTTTTGAATTTTACGGGTGAGACAATCACTTATACCTACATCATCATCGTCGTCTTCGTCGTCTTCGTCGTCTTCGTCGTCTTCGTCGTCTTCGTCGTCTTCGTCGTCGTCGTCGTCTTCGTCGTCTTCTTCGTCGTCTTCTTCATTGTCGCCTTCAACGCCTTCAACCACTATATCATCTTCTACAACTGGTTGTTCTGTTAAAAATCCTATATTACGAAGAAACATATTTCCAGTTGTTGTACCAACAGGTTGATTATCCGATTTTTTTGCAGGAGGTTCCAAAGAAATTTTTAATTTGCTAGTTCCATAAACCAAATTATTCATACGAATCAATTTGTTTAATGCGTGTTTTGTTTGAACTTCAGCAATAATATAAAGATTCGGTGAACCTTTATTGATAATTTTTACATTTTGAACTAAACATTTGCCGATATCTTGAACCAACCCTAAAAATTGACGGTCACTTATATTCAGTTGATTAACCTCATCTATACCTATATTAGATATATAAACAGAATATGTTTTAATATGCGGGTCATCAAACTGCAAGTTTCCATTTTTCAAATAATCAAACACATCACGTTTTAATTCTAATATTTCCTTTATTTCATTATACATGTAGTTTGCATATTTTTTAAAATTATCTTCAGTGTCATTTGCGTATTTTGTTTTAATATACTCTTCATAATTTTTTGTTGATGTGTCGTTTGTATAACTAATCATAACTTTCATCATATCACATATATTTATAAAGCGTTGACGTGATTCGTCAATCACAATTAAATTTGACTCAGTATAAAGAATCCATTTGTCAGCATTAAACTTTCCAGTAGGTTTATTGGTATGTTTCTGTTTCTGTTTCTGTTTTTTTGTTTCGTTTTGTTTAGCATATTTTTCTTTTAAATTAATTCGTTTTTGTTCTAAATTGCGTTTTGTTCGATTTCTTACAAAATTAGCCAGTCTTTTTTTTGCTTCTTCAACTGTAATTCCTCCTTTATATTCATGTATACCTAACAATTTATTTTCGATTTTAAAATATGTTTCATGAGTAGGATTTGACGCATTAATTTCGGGGTCTGTTAATATTTCAAACAATAATTTCAATTCATAAATAAATGAATACTTACTCAATAAATTATATTTTCCATTCAAACCATTTTGTGTAAAAATAGAATCGTTTAAAAAATTATCGACACCTAGGTTCTCCCCTTTTTTAATCAGAAATATCTTTTTCATTTGCTCTATGAATTTTCTATGTCCAGGATTTTCTTTACAATTTAAGATATGTGTAAATATTGATTCCATTCCATAACTTCCATATATGTTAACAAAATGTTGATTGTCAATGAATTTAAAACAATCTATATAATCTAAAACGACATCGACATTTTCATTTTGCATAACAACAGCGTTTTTTAAATTTAATTCGTATCCAACTTCTTTTTCTAAATTTAATAATGCAGGACCAATATTATCTATGGGTCTATAATCAAATCCTAATGTCAATTCTATATTTTTTGCATTCTCAGTTGGACTTTTATAAATAAAATGGTTTTTGTAAATTACAGAATTATCACCATTGAATGCAAAAAAATCACCGCCGTATTTTGGTATTTTTCCTCCACGTAACATATAATACAATTCTATTTTTATTTTGCTATAACACGCTTTTTAACACGAATCTTTATTTTATACCATGTCGGGGGAGACCTGTTTTTCCAAGAGGCAAATTTGCGTTTTTCCTCTCCGCAATAATAATTTCGGTATGACTGGACAGCATCACCTATTACTTTATACTTATCTGGCATTGCGAGAGCAAATTCGGTTAAACCGGTACTAGGAAATTTTTCCATTGGCGGCGGATTTTCTCTCAAATATTTCGCAACTCTATAAGAACTGTGTTCTTTGCTTTCTGGATGACCATAACGATATTTCCATTCATTATGCATTGCTTCCACCATATTCAACGTCCACATATAATTTTCATAAGATTCACGAATCCATTTTGTTGTTGGATGGTTCTTGTGTGCGATACGATACACACAAGAATCGATAATATCATCTGGATTACTCAATAAACGTTTTGCCGTTGATAGCATTTGAACTGCTTCCAATATCATTTTTGATATGTGTTTATCAAACATTGCCTCCGCGCATTCCTGAAAACATAACGATAATATAAACAAATTCATATTTTCAATTTGTTTATTCTTTTATTTTTACTTTATTTTGTTCAATTTTACATTACAAACTTGTCGCATAATTCATTATAAGTTCTGGCATTTCTTCCTCTTCGTTTTCCTTTTCTTCCTCGTCTTCCTCTTCGTTTTCCTTTTCTTCCTCATCTTCCTCCTCTTCCTCTTCCTCTTCCTCTTCCTCTTCTTCCTCATCTTCTTCCTCTTTCTTTTCCTCTTCATCTTCATCTTCATCCTCAGAATCAAACCCATTGTCTTCATATTTTTCGTAATATTCTTCTATTTTTTGATTCAATTTGTTAATTAATTTTTGACTATTTTTTATAGAATTGTCTAGTCGATTTATTTTATTTATAATTATTTCAAATTCTCTTGAATTGTATAAGCATGACAAAAAAAACAAAACTGTCTGACATAGAAATAAATAATAATAAATAAATGCACTGTATTTTTCGGTTTCACAATTGGTTATCATTTCTAATATTTTTTAATTGTCCAATTCTTTATATATTACTACAATCTTCCAATAAGTGAGCATCAACTTTTGCTGCGTTTCCCTGTGTAAGAGCGCTGGCAAGACGAGCAATGGCCCAACTTTCAGCAGTTTGATTCGGTCGCGAACCACTTGAATAATACGCACCTCTACCTTTGTTTAATATTTTTTTCAATGATTTGATAGGACAACCAGACGCATTAGATATCTTTTTTAATGTTTTTCGAGAGGTTCCTATATCAAACCCAAATTTCTCTCTAAATCGTCTCAAATGTCTTGATTTTCGATGTTTATACGAAGATAATATTGGTCGAGAGACATATTTTCCTTTTTTATATTGTTCTCTCGCATGTTCAATCATATTCTTTTGTGTTTTTCTATCTTTTCTAGATAAATAATTTGGTATGTATCGATTTGGAATTTTCATATTATAATATAAGTATATGTTTAATTTTACAAATTCTTCATCAATTGTTGTTTCTTATGATTCTGAAAACAATGACACAACATTTTTATTAAAAGTCAATGATTCGAATCGAGATTTTATGATTCGTACATACAATCCTATGTATTTTAGAGAAATGAATATTGAAAATGCAAAAGTCTATTTTTTATTCGAAGATGGCTCTCAAGAACAAATTATGAAAGGTGGTGGAAATGATATAAATTATGACAATTTAACTATTCCATATCGTTATTTTGCTTATGTTATTGATACTATCAAAGAGATTCCAATTAAAATATCAGGCTATGTTTTTGGAGCAATGAATCAACAACCTCAACAACCTCAACAACCTCAACAACCTGTAGAACCTGTAGAACCTGTAGAGCCTGTAGAACCTGTAGAACCTGTAGAACCTGTAGAACCTGTAGAACCTGTAGAACCTGTAGAACCTGTAGAACCTGTAGAACCTGTAGAACCTGAACAACCTGTAGAGCCTGTAGAACCTGTAGAACCTGTAGAACCTGTAGAACCTGTAGAACTTGTAGAACCTGTAGAACTTGTAGAAAAAACAAAATCGAGTGTTCCATTAAAGATTGGAGTTGATAAACTGAGAGAAATAAAGATAGTATTGGATGGAAAATACATAGAAAAAAAAGAGATACCTAGAAAATTTATATTGTATATGAGGAACGGAAATGAAAAAGTGTATGAGAATGAAGATTTAGAACAGATAATATTAATAGATGAACCAAAAAATTTAGGAGGAATTAAGGAGCGTATAGGAATAAAAAAAATGCCAATAAGGGAAATGAAGATAATAGAAGAAAAACAAAATGTGTCGAGCTTGTAAAAAAATAGATTGTGATATAAAATGGAAAAAACCGAAAGAGAAAGAGAAAGAATGCGAATGAATGAAACTAAAAAAGAAAAAGAACAAGTGAAAAAATTTAGTACAAATCAAGAGTATAGGATGTATATGATGAAACAAAATTATTCGATAGAGTCTGTAATGAATGGTCAAAATCGAAGATTTTGACCTGGTGGAGGTTCAAGTCCGGAAATAGATCATGCGGTAGTGTTAGTAGGATATGGTTCAAATGAGAAAGGGTGGTATTATATAATGCGAAATTCATGGGGAACATCATGGGGAGATGAAACAGATGGAGC